CAGAATTGTTACTCAGCGTGTACGCAACTCCAGGGCCACCCCATGTAGAAATCGTTGTCGTACCTGCTACCGCAGCATCAAGCAGTTCAGTAATGCCGGTGTTTACAGTGTTGCCCCACTGGCCCGCCAACTCCCCCGTAGCGGGAAGCGTGAGACGTAGCGAGGTGGTGTATGAAGATGGCATTTTTTACCTCAAGCAAATCGAAGAAGCGCCGTCGTTGCCGTAGCAGCCGGAAGCTGTACCGTGAAATTTGGTCCAGCAGTTTTGTCAGCACCGAAGTCCAAAACGGCAATAGCACGGTCGGCTTTGGAAGTGTTGTAGATCAGCGCCCCGCGAGTGACAAAACTAGACCCCGGCCACGCAGGGTTGTCGAACGTCACATACGCCGTGGTGCCAGAAAGGAGCACTTGGACATTGGTGAGGATCTCGCCCCCAGCGGTGTAGCCTGTGCCAGACGTTTCACCTGTGAGGGTGTAGGCCGTGGTGTCTGCACCAAGAGAAGCAGCGCTCGTATAGAGCGCCATCTTCAAAGTGTCAGTATCCAGATCATGGATGCCCAGCCATGACTCCTGTTTGAACGAAGAGCATAGCGTTTGTACCAAAGCCATTTAGACCACCTGTGTCCTGACCTGCCCAGTACGGTATGCGTCTTGACGGTTCTTGCCTTCGCCCAGATTCTTCAGCAGAGTCAGCGATTGGACGTACTGCTTGTTCGTCTCATCAATGATGTCAGGCTCCTGCTTCATGAACCGTGCCGCTTCAACCATGACTGCGTTAAACAGCACGCTGTCAAAATTGTCACCCAGCCAAGTGTTCGTTGCCGTGACGATACTTTCCGGATAGTAGAAGTAGTTCAGTTCCGCCGTCAGCGCAGCGCTGGGCGTGGGGCCAAGCAGGAAAGACTGCACCAGCGGAGTGCCTGTCTGCGTGCCGTACAGGGCGTAATACTGCGGCGTCCCAGTGACAGCAACACTTGGAAATGACTCCCGCATGAAGTTTACATCCTTGTTCAGCAAGTAACTGAACACGCCCGCAACGGTCACACCAAAGGAAAACGAAGACAAGAAGTCTGTCGGTACTACAAGTAGCGGGTTACCAATGGTGAGTGTGAGCGTGGTATTCTTCCGCAAATTGGGAAGTTGAACCGAGTTATAGATGCGCTGCTCGGCTAGCTCCGTCATTGTGGCGAAGTCAGTCGCCGAGAACGTGTTCTCGGTGTAATCCTCAACAGCGGTCTGCAACTCGGTGTAGTTCAAGTTTCACCTCACGCCATCGGCCCGCGAGACATAAAGCCCCGCGTAGCGGCACCAGATCCACGCTGCTTGATCCCGGAGGTCTTGACAGCGGGCGGCTTGCCCATAGCAATGTTCCCCACGACCATGCAGATCTCGTCCTTGAGGGTTTCGATCTCTTGCGGTAGCCCCGACTTAGCAGGGGGCAGCTTCTTGGCTTTCATCATGTTTCACCCCGACTTCTGGTTCATGGCGCGGGCCATGTTCTTGCCCATTTTCAGACGGTCCTCAGTGGTGGGACCGCCCTTCTTGAAGGCTTTCCCGCCCTTGGCGAGCTTGGTCATCGGCTTGCCGGGGTGCATCGCACGTTCGTGCTTGTGAACATCTTTCATCATCGCTCCTTAGGAAACGGACACGGTAACTGTACCAACATATCCCTGCCCGACCAAGCTGTTTGGCGTCAGGGGCGCATCAAAACCACTGGACCCACCTATCGGTGCCCAGCCCCACTCAATCACCCTGCTACCCCCGCCGAACGAGCCCGTAGCAGTCACACCAGACAAGTACCAAGTGTTTGTGTCTGGACGAGGATCACGCAGGGCCTGCGGATCGGACACGGGAAACATACCTAGCAAAAGTTGAGGGTGATCCTTACTCCAACACTGCGGGCACGATTTTATGGCTGTACGCTTTGTTTTGATGACCTCATTTTTGAGCTTTTTGAGGTCAAAGCGAAATCCGCAACGGTCGCAGAAACCGAATGCCTTTGCGCCGTTTGCGAAGCGGTTAGACATGCGTCACCTCAAATTTGTTCTTTTTTGAGATGTTCTCAGCGCCACGCATGACGCGCAAATTTAACGGCACATGCAGCCCAGAAACGTGTTTGCCTTGCAGAGGTATTACGTGATCTACATGCCAAGGCTCACCATTGCGTCGAGTCAGCATTGCTGCTATGGCATAGACACACTTCATTGTCAGTCTGTCATCTTTTGACAACCATTTTGGAGTGCGCTCTCGTACCGCTTTTTTGCGGCTCGCATTTAGGTATGCAATATTGCCTGCAGCTTTTTTGCGATACTCTTTCTTTTGAGCTAATCGTGCTTCCTTGTTAACTTCGTAATCAACTTTTTTTGCTTCAGCTAGTCGCTCTTTGTTTGCTTCACGATACTCTCTTTTTTGCTCAGCTATACGCGCTTTATTGGTTTCATAGTACGCTTTATGGTACTCACTACTATTTGGCCTTTTGGCGTTGTACTCAGAATAATACTGCTTTAGCTTATCAGCATTTGCTTGCGCATACTCTTTTTGTTTAAGCAGCCTATACTCTTTATTCTCATCGTTCCATTTTTTGCGGGCGGCATTACGCGCATCGCGGTTCTCCGCGTTATATTTTTTGTAATAGGCAAGTGCCTGTTCGCGTGTTTTGAACGCCATGATCAACTAATGAATTGCTCTCTTGGCACGAACCGCACCGCTGCCTTCTCTCTATCTTCCGTCGAGGCAAGATCCCAGTCCTGATCGTACTGCGCCTTTAGCACCTGCATCCGCTCCATCGCACCGGGAATCTTCATGGACAGGTAATACGCCAGTCCTGACACCAAAGCAGGGATAAACCTGAACGGTACATCTTGTGTGTACGTCCCGCCTGCACCAGCGTCTTGAATCCTGCGCAAGCGCCAGTAGACGAGCGTGTACGTCTGAGAATTGTCAGGCGTAGGCCACACCGTGAACTGCGGAGCGGGGCCTTGGCGGTTGATCCAAATTTGGATCGGCCTTGCAGACTGGAGCTTGTTGGGAATGGATGAGTAGGTGGAAACTGAGATGCGCGTGATGGTCAGGTCCGTTTGCGTGGAAACGTTACCCGCGCCTGTGCGAATCACGTGCTCAATCAGATCCACCGTATCGGCAGGCAGCGTGTAGGTGTTTGTGCCAGCGGTCAGGACTTGTTGGCCCTGCTCAATGGTCCACATGTTTATGCCGCGATTTGACCAATCTGCGAACAACAAATTTAACGACCGTCGTGCTGTCCTCAGGTCATAACCCGTGCGCAACTCAGCACCACAGCGCTCAAAGGCTTCCTCGACGTACTCATTGAGGTCGAGATTAAACGTAGCGGTGCCGGAGGTTGCCATTATCGATGCCTTGCGGTTTTTGCAGCAATCTTGGGAGGCTGTTTGACAAACTGTTTGCCTGCGGCTTTTCCTGCGCGTTTGGCCTTAGTTGTGGCAGCGTATTCTGAAGGTGTAAGAGACTCGATAGCTGCCTTGGGGAGGTAGCGTTCGCCGGTCTTGCTAGAAGGTTTGCCACTTTTGGTCGTCCACTTCTGCGCGGTCCAGTCCTTCAGACTTTGCTGCGGGGCCTTCATGTCAGTCCCTGTACCCGCCACCCTTGGCCTTGTACTGCTTGGCAAGAAGCTGGGCCTTACGAGCGCTCCACTGGCCTGCAGCGGTGCCTTGGGTGGCCTGCCCCTTGATGGACTCAAAAAGGCTCTTCCGCATCCCAGGCTTGGTGTAGTTGCCCGCCTCGTTTACCCGTCCGCCCTCGGCGTACTCAGTAAAGTCCGTGTTGTCGCGGCGTGCGCGGCGTTTGCCATCCTGAAGGAAGTCCGTGTTGTCACGGCGCTTCTTCACCACACCCTTGCGGATGGCTCCCATGCCACGCGATGCCATCATCGCATCATGCCTCTGGTTCTGCCGTGTTGTGCACAACCGTCAGCGCGAGAAGACGCGGAGCCGCCACCTGCGTAACCTTTGGTCATGCCGCCTTTGGCGAGTTTCCGGCCCTCGTGGGC